TAGATGGACTATCTGTATTAAAATAAGCTGCACTTGCGGTCAAAGTCTTACTTGTACCAGTAGTTGCATTACAAGCCATAGTCGTACCTAATGATTGAAAACTAAAGTATGGTTGAAATATATCTTCATCATCTCTTGATGTATCAAAGTTGAATGTAGATACTGCAAATGTTGTTAAACCAGTTCGTTCTAATATTCTTGTTTGAAATGTATTATGACATATAAACATAAGATCACCTTGCTGTGCAAAAGTAATCTCTTCAAGATATGATGCTGATGTTGTATTAACTAACCATGATTGACTTGTTAAAGATTGTATAGATGAAACAGTCCCATCTGTCGGACTTATTTGAAATATCTCTATTCGTGTATTACTAAAGGCAATTATATATTTTTCATCATCTGAGAATATAAAAGGTTCTATGCGTACACTTTGTCTAAGACTTGCTAATGCTGTAAAAGCTGGATTGCTACCAAAATTATGTAATCTTTTTGTACCAGTTCTTTTTTTTAAACCACCTTCTGATCGAATAAAAAAGTTTCTAACTTCTTCTGCTGCATTTGTATAAACTTTTGTATCTGTTCTTGATGTTAAAGCAGGACTTACTTCACCAAACTGAAAGTTATTTAATGGCACTCTTACTCTTGCCATTTAACTTCTCCTATTAGTAATAAATCTTGAAGTAGATAATCTTCTCGTTGTTTGTTGTTGTGCATCTAAATTTCTTGCTTTTGCCATAAGCAGATTAGCTTTTTGTTCCATTAAACTCATTAGTCGATCATCTCTAGCGATAGATGTAGCAAACATAGAAGCTAAAGTATATTGTAAAGCTAAAGAAAAATAAGAAGGAAAATTAACTTCATCTGCTCTAAATGTAAAATCAGCTATTAATGAATCAGCAGTTGTAGAATTACTAAATACTTTATCACCATAGACAGTATATTCTATTAATCTGTCATTAATAGTTACACCATGTAATACTAATAAATTACTTGGCAGTTGATGTGCAATATCAAATCGACCAGTAGGTGCATCACTTAGCTGATTTAACACAGATTGTTCTGTAGCAAATCTCCATCTTGCAGTAGACAATGTAGCACGAACAGTATCTTCATACATATTACTTGCCACTAATGCTTCCGTACTAGATGAGTCAAATGAAGTAATTGGTTCTGCACCTACTAATACTAATGCTCTTGCTGCTATATCTATTGCGGAATTTGCTACAGTACTTGTCATATATTATAAGGGGGAGTTAATCCCCCTTCCTTTAGTCTGAATCTGTTTCAGCAACAGCCGTTCCATCAGAAACATCTACTGCTGAGCCATTATTAGACAAAACAGAAACAAAACTGGTTGTTGGTGTATTAGTATCCATTACTATAATTAAATCTCTAACATTTAACATACCTGCTGCATCATTAAAATAGTTTGCACTATTTACTGCTGCAATAGCATCTGTTGTTTGATAAATAAATAGTTGAACACCACTAGCACCACCAATTCTATGTAGTCCACTTGCTGCATAAGCCATATAACCCTCCTATTAATTATTATCTAAGAGTTCATAGACACCATTGTTATCAATAACAACAGCACCCATTGACATCATAGAGGTTGCTAAATGTGAAACTTTCTCAGCTACATAATTTAACTCTGTGCTAACATCTGCACCAATACCTAACCCAACAGCAGAAGTATGATAAACCATATTCTTACCTGCTGTAATTGCAGCAGTTGAGAATATTTTAAATCCTAAAAATTCTTTCATACTCATTCCACCTGCAAAAGGTAAGTTTTGTTCACCGACAAAATCAGATGATGCAAACTCAGTAATTAGAAATAAGTCAGCATATCCTTTTGGGTGCATGGCAATATATCTACCACCATCTTCAGGTATATTATTAGTTCCAAATGTTTCAAATGCACTTAACAAATCAGCTTTTTCAACAGCAGAACTTGTATCATGTAATTGAGAAGAATTAGCACCTGAATCCATAGCTGTATATAACAATTCATCAGTCTTACGACCAAGAGCAGCAGCAGCACTTGTTGCCACAGCTTGTCTTTCATCAATATTAGTTTTTAACTCATCTAATTTATCGATAAATTCTGCTGCAAAAAAGTCTTGCATTGTTACATCAACTGTTGTGTGTGCCAATTCCATTGGCGTTACTTGTCCATTTCTTGACTTTGTACTTGCAGTTCCAGTACCTATTTTTTGAAAACGTACTGTACTTCCATTCACATTACTTACTGTACGAACTGTATTTCTTAATTTACTACCCATTCGCTGATAAGCTAAATGAACTTCTGTTTCGAACTGCGTAATAAAGGCTGTATCTATTGTATTAGCCATTACACTTCTCCTTATAAAAGTTACATTACTATTTTCAGTTATCCATTTTTAGCTTCATCTAGTTATCCTTATAAGGGCTATCAGCTACAAATTGGGCTGTACTCTTTATGTACCAAAATTTTTTCGCCTTTGCAACGTACAAATCGAAAAACTTGGAAACCATTAATCATTATAGGTTGTTCTATAACCTCAAAACCTACAAAATCTAGCCATAGTAAGGTTTGTTTATGGTCAGCAGGAACAACATTTTCTAATTGATAATATTTATCTTGATAATAATTTACAACTGGATTACACCATTTTAAAAACTTTCTTTTAATTTTATCAATATCATATGTTCCCAACGCCCATATTTTACCTATTAAATTTTCTATTATAGGATTACAACCAAACATTAAAGCAGGTTTGTTGTTTATCATAACAGTATAACTTTCACCTTTTGGCTCTCGAATACCTGACATTAATGCACGAAAAGGCGTTGCTCCATGAATCATACATTCTCTAACATCAGTATCTCTTAAATTATTTTGAAGGTAATTAATATGGTTTGAATCAGCTTTTACTATAGGATAACCATCATAATTACCTTCACCCAGAAATTTTCTTAAAGGCATCTGTTATCTCTTGCACATAAGCTCTATCTCTACGAGCAGGATCATAATATCTTGGATCACGCATTTTTTGCATTAAATCTTGTACTGTCACTTTTGACGGCTGGGTTGCTTCAGTATTTGGTGCTGTTTGTTGCATTGATCTTTGTATAAGTTCTAATGCTTTGATTCCTTCTGCTGTTGTGCCAAGTTCTGCAACAGCATCTCGAAGATCTTCAGGAAAAAACTTATTAACAAATAACTGTGTAGCTTCTACTCTTGCATTTGCATTATCACCTAAATCCTTTTTAACTTGCTCAAGATCAGGCTGATTGCTGCCAGTATGCTCTGCCCATCTTGTTATACCTTCAGCAAACTCTTCTTGTGATAAACCATTATCCCAAGAATAATCTGCCCACCATTTAAGTAGCGGATTAGTAGCAGCTTCACTATCATCTAATATTTCAGGTATCTGATAGTCACCTGCAGTTTTTGGTCTATTTGAAAAAGCTTCTGTCTCTAATTCTTGCAGTAAAGTACTTCTTAGATCTTCTTCCTTTTTTCCTAACTTTGCTGATAACTCATTATAAGACTTTTGCAAATCTTCTCCAGTTTCAAACTTCTCATTTAACCAAGTAGGTCTTGTGGTTTCTGCTACAGCTTCTTTAACTGGAGGAACGTTACTTTCAAGTGGCGTGTTAGCTGTAGCAGAATCTTGTGTAGTTTCTTGTGGTGTGCTTTGTTCATCATTCATTTTTTAACCTCATTGCGTGATTGATTCTTTTAACCATTAAGGCAACAAGATAGCGTTGCCCTTCTAAATGTCTAAGTTCTTGGTCTGATATATTAGGACCACTAACAGCTTCTATTGTTACTGATTTTAAATATTGTAACATTTCTTTCCCATTCGGTGTTTTAAATACGGATTCAATTACTTTAGAAATTTGTTCATCTTGTTCTTTGGGTCTGGGATATCCATCAACCCCCAAGTGTTGAGGCATTAGGTAGTTCTCCTTGTTGTTGCATTTGTTGCATCTGTTGTGCCATCTGTACTAACTGCTGTCTTTCATCTGCATCTCTAATTAATTTGTCTGGCACACCAAACTTTTTAGCTAAATATAATGCAGTTTCTTCTGATGAAATTAATATATTTAATATCTCAGGACCGAATGATCCTGCCACAGTTTGTAGAAATCTATTCAAAGACACGATATCCTGATTAGATTGTGCTTGTGCTAGGGGAGATACACTTCGAATTTTCACTTCTCTACCATTAACTGTCGGCATTTCTATCCGACCCTGCTTCTGTAATATATACACAACTCTTTGTAATAGTGGTTGCACCATCTCAGATTGCAGTCTACCAAATGCAGATCCTATCTTTCTTGATAGATCTGCCATACGTTCTGCAACCTCTGTAGCTGATGCAGGTGTTCTATTAGGATCACCTAACATATCATTATACAAAGCTCTCTTTATATTATTCCTCATATCATTT